TAAAAAACAACTTCTTTAATTATATGGAATTATTAAAATATATGGATTAATTAATATAAAAATGTTACAATTTGGCCTTTTTATTGAGATTAATGAATAATTGCCTTTAAAAATGTTTATTTATATCTTATAATAAAAGACGGTTTATTATATTTTTGGTGTATTATTATAAATATTGGTGTATTGAGGTTATTATGTATAGAAAAACAGATTTGCTGCGCGCAAAAGCACGCAGGTTATTTGGCGCACTCAACAAAGTCATATCATTAACTGTTTCAATCGCATTAGTTATAAACCTAATGGGCTTTCAGGGCAGCATAGCTGTTGCCGGAGGGTCTTTTTCGGGTTATAACGAAAATCTTGTTGCGATGTCTTCTTCCGAATGGATCACAAACGGATCTGATTTCAATGGAAGTGTAATCGAAATGGGAAATCCAAATGAGCCGGATAAAAGTATCGATGGTGATGTAGGCCTTGCTGTTTACTATATAGACGTTTCCGCGATTTCGGATGCTATAGGTAAGGGCGGTCTGGAAATCAATTTTTCTGCTGATTGCTTTATGGCATCAGAAGAAGGATTGGAGGGTGTAGCGGCGCGCGCTCAATGTCAAAATGCGCACGCTCTGTGTCAAAAATAGTTATATGCATATTATGCAAGAATACATTCTTAAAAATAGTAAAGGTAGCTTAATAATCAGCTACCTTTATTTTATCATATAAATGCTCTATTATATACCCCTCGCGTCCGCCACATCTTGCGGCAGCTTTTCAATACGTTTTAGATATTTTCCAGCCACCCAGCCCGTCGCATCGGCAAGATTGAAAGACTCGATTTTTACCCATATAAGCCCGTCTTTAAGCTCTGATAGTCCAAGCCCTCTAACATAGTCTTTAGGCGCTAGCTCCGCAAGGATGTTTCCCCCGGGTGTTTTCCTGATATTTAGACGGTTGCCTGCTATATCTTTTATGTCGACTTGATATATTCCAGTGTAAGGCTTTTCAGCCGCCACCGGCTCCGCTTTGGCATCCCCCAAAACTTTTAGCCTACCCGCAAGCGTCCATGAAGAACTAAGCTTATTTACGCGTATTCCGTACTTTGTGCCCTGCGCTTCGAGCACTTCGCCTCCGCCCAGATAAATACCTACATGATAAATCTTGCCGGAAGAACTGTTTTTTTTAAATACCAAATCGCCGCGCGTGATTTCGGATATCGGCTTGCGGTTGCATTGATAGTAATATAGACTACTCGCCGAATAATCCTTAGGGTCGAGGTCTAGCTCCCGACAGATGCTTACCACAAGGCCCGAGCAGTCAGCCACATATTTGCCCATATAATTTGCACGTATATAGTCCATGTATGTGGGACGAAAAGAGCCGGTCTGGCGCGGGTCAAGCTGTGCCTGTTTTTTTCTTAGTAGCGCCTCCGTCAGTATCTCGCCGTTTGTGCCATACACATAGCCTCCGCCCACGTGCGAAAGCCCCAGCTCAACGAATTTTTCAACGATTGACATTATATCACTCTCCCTCTGCATCCTCCAAGTCCTTTACAGCGTCAATAGCATTGTTCATATATCCGTTTTCAGCGTTCGGATTATTAAAAATTGAGCCACCAAATATTGCATAAAATACAGTATCAACACTTTTTAATATTTCAGAATAAATTTCAGGAAGTGTCATCTTATATACAATAAATAGAATTAAAAGTATTATGGATTGTATTGCCACTCGTGATTTAAGCTTTGCCTTAATTTTATCCCAAGTTAATGTTTCGGGTTCCTTACCGGTGTCAGCCAGTATACCAAGCGAAACAAACAGTGCCGCTATGATATAAGTTACAGGTTCCCATTTATCAAGGTCAATGGAAAACCAAGTCTCTGCAAACATAAACAGTAAACCAATTAACGCTATAAATACAGCTATGTTTCTTAAAGTTGTTTTGTTCATTTTTTTTACTCCTTTTTTTTGCATAATAAAACAAGCCCCGGAGGGCTTATTAGTCGATAGTGTTGTCGGCTGTAAGTTGTCTTACTGATATACTATTGTCAATTTAGGGCGGCGCGTTGATGTCGAATCCTCTTTTGATTTATATGATGAAGAATCTGCAAGTTCGGCGATTAAAACCCCATAATTTGCCGCTCCGTCGTTTACCCATGCATTTACTATGTCGGCAATATCAAATTCATAGAATCCTTCTCCGGGCAATGCAACCGATGGACTTTGACCAGTTATAGTATAGTTAGGGCGGTTGTTATGAACGACAGTCAGCTCCTCCCAATCCTCGATTACACGCCTTGCTTGCCCCTGTCCGGCACTTCCCGTAATTCTATACAATTGCAAGGTCGCACTTACTATAGTAGAGCCAGCAGGTATGTCGATATTAAAACCAATATATGCACGTCCATAGTCCTCAATATTAGTAGCGATTTCGGTTGATGTTCCATAATTGGTAGTAGGTGAATTTTGATTAGTATACGAATCTTTTGTCGGAGATAATACAATTGTCTTTTGTCTTTGTCTACTATTAAAAATTCCATATTTCAAGAACAGCATAAATGCTAAATCAGGCATTATAATCACCTCACGCTATATATCCGACAAGTTGCCACACATTAGTGTCACGATGCCGAAGTGCACACGGTGTATTTTGTGGCCCCATATTAGTTTTATCGCCGTCCGATTCCAACGTAACCCCAACGGCGGCCGCAAAAGATACATTTCCTACGTTGACCCGGCTAAATGCTATTACTGTATTTTTGGGAATCGCAACAGCATTAAAAGTGGGGATTGTTACAATGATATCGGATGTATTATTGCAATCTATTATCTTATTTGCCTGCGATAATTCCAGTGTAAATGATGCTGTTTTAACGATAGGGTCTTGCGCGACGACATCGGTTATTTTTATGCCGCTGTCTGCGATTTGGCCACCTTCCGCAAACTTTGGTATATTGTTTGTGATAGCCCCCGAAACAATATTCACTTTTCCGGAAATAGCATCCGCAAAAACTGTACTTGTTACGTAGTTGTCCAGCTCCTCACGTCTCACAAGTGCGGAAGGATTTATCGCCGCTGTTATGCTTGAAACGCTAGACACGGCAATGCTTATTTCCATAGATAACATTTTACCGACCGTGCTATTTTCATCCAGCATCGTGACAGGGTCGTCGTGCATCGAAACATAGGCATAAAGTATGGTTCCGTCATCCGGGTCAAGCGCATATATGCCAGCCTCTTTTATTATGAATGCAGCGGAAACAAGCGTTGAAAGTATCTGCACAACAATCTTTATAGTTCCGGCATCCATCACACTAAATGACGCTATTTCCGCATCCATAACATAGTTTGACAAGTCCGTCATTTCCTCCGGTGTTACGCCTTGCGGCATATCACCGTCGCCAACCTTTGCACCGGTTATCTGCAGGGCTTCTTGGGTGGCTAATATTTTTGTAAGTAAGGCTTGTCCGGCGGTGGTAATTGTGGCTCCCATAGTATTCTCCTTTAATATATTAAATCGGGTCGGCCGGTATGCTCAACATGATATGGTTAAAGCATATTGTGCCGTGATATAATGGCGTTGTTATTTCTTTGACCTCGCGCAGATATACACCTTTTTGAACTCCTGCGGCGACCACACGAAGTATAGTCGGAATAGTAATATCTGCGTTTAAAATCTGTTCGGGTGTTATATCATCATCGTTTATGACAACACGTACCTCTGCGGGATACGATTCTTCGACGCTGATATAGGAAGGGTCAATATCAAAAAGAGTGCTCGCAGCGCTTATTATTGTATTGACATCACCGCCCGATAGCATCGATGTCAACTTGATTTTTATCATTAATCCGTACAAAATGTCGGACGCGCCATTGCGGGCAATCCCGAAGTTTGCACCTATTCGGTCTAGCGTATTCCCCTGTGCGTTTTCCGTATCACGCCATAGGTTAACATCTTGAAGCACGCCTTCGACGTCTTCCATAGAATCGGCCAATATTTTAAACAGCTTTCCTATCTTTCCGTTGGGCTGCTTATTATAAGCTCCGGTGAGTTTTGATAGCATGTTTTCAAGTATGCCAGGCATTAAACAATCACCACCTTGTCGGCGCTCGTCACAGCCTTTTGACGGGCTGATATTTCAATATTTGACTTAACCCATGTGCTGCCGTCGGTGCTTACTTCCAAGGTATAATCGATGATACCTGCCGTATCATTTATAGGGTCATGGAGTTTGTTGTAATAGACGCTCGCACCTATTGCAAGCCCCGTGTCTGAAATAGTTCCGTCCTCATCACCGATGTACGCAATAACGGCCGCCCTTATTGTATCGTTTCCAAGGAATGAACTATTGGTGACTAGGTTGCTAATGCGTATATATACAGGCACGGCCGTTGGGCGTGAAAACCCTATTTGTTTTTCGCGGCCGCTCGCATCCAGCAGAGACATTATTATCCCGCCGGAGGCTTGTATTCCGGCAGCCTTGCATTTGAATATAGCGGCCGCTATATATTCGGATGTGCCCCCGTATACAATCGCCTCTATGCTGTGCGGCGGCAGCCCGTCTGCATCGACTTCGTCGGTGTCGTTTTCCCACACTATGGCCGATATCACGCCCTCCACTTCCATGAGCTGCGCGCGTATCGAATCCGCGTTACTGCCCCCGGGTTTGTCTACGCTTTGCAGATATCGCTCGCGGAACTCTTGGTCTGTTTCGCGGTCGCGCCCGCCTATGGTTGCGTCTAGGTTTATAACCTCTGTAACGAAACTAAGCGGAGTTACCACCGTAGTGATGGAGCCTGCCGACACATTGCCGTCTGGGCCTGCCGCATTGGCCTGTATAGCGACGCTTATTGTGCCGTCTTCTTCTATTAAAGCATCAAATAAAGTGCTAAACAATTGGCCGTTGTTTGCCTGTACTATAAAACCTGCGGGGACAATGCCTCCTTCGTCGCCTCCGATTGTAATTACTCCCGTTGCCTTTTGTGCGGACAGCTTGCGAATGCCTATAAACGCGCCCAGACGTGCGAGGCTGTTTCCAGTCGCGGAATCTATAAAGCTGCTATTATATACATCTTCCGCCAGCTGCCACAAAAGCCCGGCAAACCACGCGAATATGCGAAGGAATATGCCAAGCGGGCTGCGCGAACTTAGGTTTATTTCACTTCCAAAAAGCTCTTTAGCTTTTATTTCAAAAGCATCCAACAAGTCGTAATATGACGGCCTTAAAAATCCGTATTCAGTAAGTCCCCAGTTTTCGTTCACACGCTCACCTCCAATACTATTTGTGTACTATTTTTAAGCCTTGCAGAAAAAACGGCGCTGATATTTCGGCCATCTTTTAACACTGATATATCATCTATAAAAAGTACGTCCGTTTCCTGATATATAGCCTCGCTCAATATCGTTTCGGGATCCCCGCTACCATCAATTATTTGGTCATAGTCTGTACCGTGGTTAATGTCTAAAAACCATTGACCTTTGAAGCACTCAAGATTGAGGCGCACACATTGTGCGACGGTTTCAGCGCCGCCTATTATTTGCAGATTGCCTTCATCATCAAGCACAAGGTCGTGCGTATCTTGTTCTATCATTAAGGTGATATTATCCATGCGCTTCCTTTCTAGCCGTATTTGTCGGCTGTCAATATACCACGCCGTTTATTGTAACGTTTCCGGATATGGTTATACCGTTTGCACCAAGTGCTATATAAGAGCTGCCGGCAGCCAGTACCAAAGCGTTATCCGGCAGGCCTTGTGGCGCGTTTCCTGCCGTGCATATCCCGCCTATAAATATGCCGTCTTCTAATGCATGGTTGCGCTCTGTGTTGGGTTCCGCTTCGTCGCCTGTCTGCAATACATTATCCGAATCGCCATCCAATATAATAACCATGCCTATGTCACCGCGTTTATACCACGGCCGAATGATATAATCTCCCGAGCTTATGCACGCCACTGGAAGCCCCAAAAGCGGCGTATCGTTCACATACTCGCCGTCAATTAAGATTTTATTTAAGGGCTGCACATCCACCGTCATTGCGTCATTATCAAAGGCCAGTACTTTAACCAGTAAAGATACATGCACGGCAGCTTTTTGCTTTTCACTACGCGCTGCGTTTGCATCTGAACGGGTGCTCCTGCTGCTCATACCGGCGTCACCTCCAATGTCGTTTTCCACGCCCCAGACCGTGAGCCTTCATGCACTCCGGACGTTACGCGATAATCTCCGTATACTTGACTGTCCAGAAGTGTTATCACATCGGCTGCACCAATATGATAATTTAGAAGACATGCGCGGCTCAATGTGCCGTTAGGGTCGCTCTGTTCGCTATACGGTACTTGTTCGGGGCTGGTCGAATTATTAATTTTTTGCAGTTCTTTTGCCGACGCAGCCTTTAATAATCCCGTTTCGGGTGTCAATAAAAACCCCGTTGTTATACCTTCATTCGGCGGGTTTATAATAATCTGCCCGGTACGTATCGCAAGCCGCGATTTGCAATCACTGCACACAATCTCTGTCAAAACGTCTTTAAGCTTGCCTTTACATACGCGGCTGCCCGGATAGTATTTGTTTACCGTAAGATTTATCATAGAAACTTCGACGCCGAAAATATTGAGCAAGTCATCTAATATATCAGCCGCCCACATGCCCGGTTTATATGATTTATTTATATTGGTACCGAGCCATGCATCCATACTGTCAACGCCTGTAATTGTCGTTATCGTATCCAAGTCTCTGCGGTCATTTACAAAGTCAAAAACGCTGCCTATAAAGATGCTGCCGACATCGCCCTGATATCCTGCGGTCAATATTATTTGGTCGCCTTTTTTTAGGCTGTTTTGTGTAGATAACGAAAGGTTATATATTTCTATTTCAGCCTTCGATATCTTTGCGCTGTCTTCAAAATTAACCTTGAATTTATAGTTGAGGTCATCCAATGAAAAGCGGTTTTCTCCCAGCGTCAATTCTGATTTTCTAATCCAATATCTCAAAAGCAGATAACCCCCTTTAAGAAGTCGTAAATTTCCATGTTTCAAAATCGGATATACCTTCATACTGCGTGCCGTTCTTATTTTCGAAAGCGTCGCCGTCAACCTTTATATAAATGTCTTTTCCGGGCGGCAGGTCTTTGGCCGGATTAAGCAAGGCCTGCGCACCGTTAAATGTAGCATTGGCCGCCGCGATTTGCTCCAATAAAACGCAGTCACCTGCAAAAAACATGGCGTCGCATTCTTCTTTTGTCGGCTCGTTCCCAGCGCCGAATATCTCCGTGAGGTCTAGCAAGACAGGCCCATTAAATGTAGCACCGTCAACCTCCATGGCTTTGCCGTTGGATGAAACTGTATAAAAATGCCCAAGCTGATATCTCCAAATCCCGCTTTTACCGGCAGGCACTTCATATATATCCGATATATCATACCATTGATTGGCTGTTGGCTCCGTTATGGTTCCTAGATACACCCATGCCTGCTCGCCCCCGATATCAATAAGCACAATGTCCATATGAATACAATCAGAATTTGTAACCCTCATTTTTGCATTGACATATAATTTATGACCAACCTCAACGGCAAGCCCCGTAACCTGAAAGGTGGCTCCATACAATTGTGCACCATCTGCTTCATTTGTTAAGATATTATTGCTTACACTGATACTTGACTGACCCGCCGTCCAATTAATTGTCCCATCATCAAACTGCGGATTCTTAATCGCATTATTCGTAAAAAGAATATCGCATTGCTCTACGGTAGGCTCTTGTCCGGCTCCGAAAACTTCGGTGATATCTACTACACAAAAGTTTTTATAGT